GCTCGCTCCGCAGTCCGTCACCACGCCCATCCTGGCGGACAAGAACGTGACCACGGCGAAGATAGCCGATGCAGCCGTGACCAATCAGCAGCTCGGGCAGTCGTGCGTGACGACCTGGAACATTGCGAACGGCGCTATTCAGACCATCGATATCGCGGACCGCGCCATCACGGAGCAGCAGCTTGCGCCCAATTCCGTCGGCACGCCCGAGCTGATTACCGCCGCCGTCACGACCGCGAAGATTGCGAATCTCGCTATCACGAATGCGCTGGTCAATGACGTCGCGTGGTCGAAGATCACGGGAGCGCCGACCGCGCTCCCCCCGTCGGGCAATGCGTCCGGAGACCTGACCGGCACCTATCCAGGACCACAAATTGCCGCCAACGCCGTCACGACTGCGAAGATTGCCGACGCCCAGGTGACAGACGCGAAAATCGTCTCTCTCGCGTGGGGGAAGCTGACGGGGACGCCGTCGAGCATTGCTCCGTCGGGACCGGCCACAGGAGACCTGACGGGCACCTATCCGGGACCACAAATCGCCGCTGGTGCCGTGTCGCAGACGAAGCTCGCCAATGCGTCCGTCGGCACCGCGCAGCTCATCGATGCGAACGTCACGGACGCGAAGATTGTCTCTCTCGCATACTCGAAACTGACGGGTGCCCCGGCGGGCTTGCCGCCGACGGGCACGGCGGGCGGATCGCTCAGCGGGAGTTACCCTTCGCCTGTCATCGCGGCGGGTGCCGTGATGCGCTCCATGCTGGGCACAGACGTTGCGCCTGCCGTGCCCCCGGTTCCTGGCGTCCCCAACGCCAACATGATCGTCGCAGTGAACGGCACGGGCAGCGGGCTCATCTATCAGGCCGCGCCCCCGGCGACGCTGACGCCCGGTCAGGTAACGACCCTCTACCTGAACGACGGTGCCGTCACGACGCCGAAGATTGCCGATGGGGCAGTCACCACGCCGAAGATCGCGGACGCGAATGTGACCCGCGCGAAATGCGCGACCGATTGCTGGTTGCCGCCCATCCCGAGCGCGCCCGCCGATATCGGCAAGTCGCTCGTGGTGCAGGCAGGCCCAACGCTCTCCTGGGTGACGCCCGCCGCCGCGACCACAATCAGTCCGACCGCACCCGTCGCGCCGAAGGTCGGACAATTGTGGTGGCGGAACGACCCCGACGGAAACCTCTTCATTTTCTACGATGACGGGAATTCGCAGCAATTTGTCCCCGCCGTCCCGTCGAATAGCTATCCGTCGGGACCAGCGGGTGGCGACCTTCAGGGCAATTATCCTTCACCTTTACTGTCCACAGGCATCTCGCAACGGATTCCGGGCTACAGCCAGGACCCTCAAGACACCGGCAAGGCGTGGATCGCGCAATCGACGGGTTTAGGTGCGTGGACCCGGCTACCGTGGTCTGCCTCGCAAGTGACGGGCGGGACGCTCACGCCGACCGATGCGACAAAGCGCGTCGTGATTCCCGGTCCCGGCACCGCGACAGGTGTTGACCAATCGTCACTTCTGCTCGGGTCGCGCGCTGCGAAGATGCGTCTAGAGCCGATTCCGGGATTGGATTACCACGCACTCACTGCCAACTGCTACTGGAACGGGACTGCTTGGACGCAGGAATCGGCATCGCTGGCAAGCTGGTTCATTGCGATGGACCTTACCAATGACGCTATCCAGTACCAGCGTATGCCGGTGGGGGGTGCGGCGGGCTCAAACGCTGCTCTCTTCCAAATGTTTGGCACCGGGCAACTGCGGATCACGAATCCGAACACGTCTGCGTCTGACCGTTTCGCCATCCAGACCGGCAACGATTCGACCAAGTTTCACTGCGGGAGTCTGAACGGTGCGCTTGGCTGGGGCGGCATGTCGATTAACTCGACGTGGAATGGGACGTCATGGGGTGCGGACGATAGCACGCGACCGCAGTGGCGCGTCGTCATGCAGTGCGCGGGTGGCAACGACTATGTTGGCTTTGAGCGGGGTGCGGCGACCACGATGGCGCAGACGACTCCGCTATTCCTTGACGCCAGCGGCAACCTGACGATTCTCGGTCCGACTGCGATTAAGAACACCGGAACGACCTGGGCGAATCCGTCCGACCCGAGACTCAAGACGGATATGGGTCCGTACCCCAAGGGACTCGCGGAAATCGTCCAGCTCGAACCCATTACCTACCATCTGAAATCGGACCCCGACGGACCGCTCTGTTACGGCTTCGATGCGAGCCAGGTACAGCCCATCTTTCCGGAGTGTGTCACGGAAACCAGCATGAAGCTGGACACCGCAGACACGCAACCGACCGACGGTGTCCTGTCGCTCGATATCCACCCGATTCTAATAGCGCTGGTTAATGCCGTGAAAGACCTAGCGGCAAAGGTCGGGTAATGGCTGCGCTCGATTTTCCCGCATCGCCCACCGTCGGACAGCAGTACGCGGCGCCGAACGGTTCCCTGTACTCCTGGGACGGCGCAACGTGGGTCACGACCGCGATGGGACAAGCGGTCTACATCGGCGCGAATGCGCCGCCCAGTCCGCCGACTGGGGAAATGTGGTGGCGCTCCGACCCGGATCAAAACCTCTTCATTTACTTTGACGACGGCAACAGCAAGCAGTGGGTCTCTGCGGTGCCGTCCACGTCGCGGCCCACGGGACCGGCGGGCGGGTCGCTCGCGGGAACCTACCCGAATCCGACGCTAGCGGTTGGGTTGCAGACGTACATGGTGGCGTCGAGGGATGCGACACAATCCATTCCTAATAACACGAATACGCTCGTCACGTTCGATAATATCCGTAACAATTTTGGTGGTATCGCTCCTGCTGCACCAACGTCTGTGTTTACGATTCAGCAATCGGGACTCTATGCGTTTACGGCCACGGCAAGTTGGGCCATGTCAACGGCTGGCAGCATACGTCGTCTGGTCATTTTTCGCTCTAGTTCTGCGTTTGGCGTGGCGATGGCAGATGGCGCTGCAAGCATAGGAGTGGCTGCGGTTTCGTGTGCGGGGATTTACCCTGCCAATGCGGGAGATACGTTTGGGGTGCAGGTGTACCAGGATACGGCAGCGGCACTAAATCTTGCGGCGCAATGGAACGTCGGAGCAGTGCAGTTCACTATTGCGAGGGTTTCATAATGGCCGCGCCCGATTTCCCCGCATCTCCGACCGTCGGTCAGACCTACACCGCTCCGAGCGGCATCGTCTACACATGGGACGGGAAGGTCTGGACCACCACCAGCACGCCACAGAATGCGTACTGGACGGATACGGGCACCGCGCTGACGCCGACGGATGGGACCAAAAATCTCAGCGTCCCGTCGGGCGTGCTCTATCAGGGTTTCGGCTCGCGGGCGGTTGCCGTTGCGAACCTCTACCAGAATTCCGTCAACGAAGTGGGAGTGCCGGGGCAAGATACGACTAGGCCGGCGTGGCGATGGAATGGCAACGCGACCGCTGGACAAGATAATTTCGCGGTGGCACGTGCGCCCGCGAATACGACGGGCTTTGTCCAATTGTTTCAGCTCGACAACGCGGGCAACGCCGCGATTCCCGGCACGCTGACGCAGAATACCGTGGGCGCGCAGATGACTCGCACCACCGACCTGATTCTCACTACTGGCGCGGTAGCGAGCGTTCCTTTCGATACGGCAGTAATCAATCGCGGTAGCTGCTGGGTCGCTGGAACGCCGGTACAATTCAACCTGACGATACCAGGGGCTTATATCGTCGCGGGCATGTTCACATTCTCTAACACAAACACGACTGGCTCGCGCCTGGTGAGCATCGTGAATAAGGCTGGGACCACCCTCGCGCGGCACGATATTGCGCCAGCACTAGTTGCGTGGATGTGCGCGGTGGTAACGTGCATGTACGTGTCTACCGATCCAACGGACTACATAGGATTTCAGGCGATGCAATCCTCCGGTGGCAACCTGAACCTCGTTGCGAGCCAAGTTCGCGCGTTCGTCTGGCGATTGGGGAACTGATGACGCTCGCGGAACGCCGCACGGACATGCTCGGTACCCTGCAGAAGCTGCAGGACACACGGGCCAAATATCAGACTGCCGTCGTCCAGCTCACCACGTCAATCGACCAACTGACGGGTGCCATCCAGATGCTGGACCAACTGATTGCGGAAGAGGGGAGCGGCGATGCCATCGGTCAGCAAGGCACAGCAGCATTACATGGGGATGAAGTACGCGCAGGCGCAGAAGTCGAAGAGCGGCAAGGCCCGAATGGACGGCAGCACGATGACAGCGGGACAGCTCCGTGACTTCGCCGCGACCAAGACGAGCAAACTGCCGGGGCATGTGAGGAAAAAGCGCTAGATGCCAGCGGCAACATCCGTCGATACCTACCAGCCGTCCGACGTCCAGAATCGGTTTCACGGGGACGGGTCGAAATTCCGTCTCCTGCTCGGGGCGTGGCGCGCGGGGAAGTCCGTGGCGATGATATGGGAGTGCATCCTGCTCGGACTGGAACATCCGGGCGCCCGCTTCGTCATCTTCCGGAAAACGTATCCCGCGCTCCGGGACACGACCTGGCGGGATTTCCTGCTCGAATGTCCGCCGCAGCTCATCGATGGCGAACCCCGCCGCACGGAAGGGCGGGAGGAAGTCACCTTGCAGGGCGGGACGCTCGTCATGGCGCGCTGCCTCGATGACTGGCGGAAGCTCGGCTCATCCTCATTCGATGGCGTGTTTGGAGATGAGGCTTACGAATTCACGACCGAAGATCACACGATGCTCAGCAAGGGGCGGCTCTCCGGGAAGGTCGGGCCGCGCCGGCTCGTGTACGCGACCAATCCGCCGAACCGGGATCACTGGCTCTACAAGACGTTCGTCTTGGAGAAACAGCCGAATATGTCCGTCCACCACTTCGCCACGCTGGACAACTGGTCCCGCTGCTACAAGCGGCATCCGGGCGTCGCGGAAGAGGATGCGGACGAAGAGACCCAGGACGTCCCCGTCTGCCAGCGGCACGTGGACAAGCTCCTGCATGACGGGTCGGTCGGGCATTACAATATCTCGGACGATTACATCGCGGAGCTGCAGAAGATGCCCGAGAACCGGCGGCGCCGGTTCCTCGATGGGCAATGGGGCTTCACGGCTACCGGCACGCCCGTCTTTCCGGAATTCTCGGAGACGCGGCACGTCACGGTCCTGCAGCCCGAGCGCGGCGTTACTCTCATTCGCGGCTGGGACTTTGGGTATCGGCACCCGGCATGCGTCTTTGTCCAGGTGCTGCCCACCGGGCACGTCCACGTGCTCGATGAGCTGCTCGGCACGAATGAGGATATCGAGATGTTTTCGCGCCGGGTGAAACAGCGCACGGTGGAGCGCTTTGGCGACCTGGCAGTGCAGGACTATTGCGATGCGGCCGGCGTGCAGAAGAATGACATGGGCTTTTCCTGTGTCCAGATTCTGCGCCGGGGCGGCATCGTGCCGCGCTTCCGCAAGCTCAAAATCTGGCCCACCATCGAAGCGCTGCGCGACCTGATAGCCCGGACCTATCTCGGCGTCCCGCTGCTCCGCGTCCATGCCGAATGCACGTGGGTCCGGGAAGCGCTGACGGGCGGCTATCGGCTGCACGTCGGCGTGGACGGCGTCGAGACCCCGAAAAAGGACGGGCTCTATGACCATGCCGTGGACGCGCTCCGCTATGCGCTGGCGGACATTCTGCATCCCGTGGCGAGTGCGGTGGAGAAAGATCGGGCGTTAATGCGGCCGATAGAGGGGCAGCGGGTGGATGTATGATGGACCCGAAGGTAGCGGACCAACTATCCCAGGAGTCCAGCCCGCTCTCTGACCGGCTCTGCGCCGCAATCCGGAACCGCGTCCGCGCATCCGAACAACGCTGGGGCGGACGTCACCAGCGCTGGCGGGAGTCCGAGCGGCTCTATCGGTCGTTCCGGTACGCGGACCAGGACGATAAGCAGACGCGCTCCCGGTCGCTCACGGAAGGCGTCCAGAAAATCGTTGTCCCGTACACCTACGCCCAAATCCAATCGATCCTGGCGTTTCTGGTCACGGTGTTTACGGACCGGAAGCCGATTTTCCCCGTCGAGCCGGTGGGGGACTACGTCAAGGCTGCGATGCTCCACGAGCATCTCCTAGAATACCAGATGGACCGCATGCGTCCGCGTGGCCTGCTCATCCTCATTCAGTGGATGTTTGACGCGCTCCGCTACGACTGGGGGGTCATAAAGAACGTCTGGACCATCCGCGAGTGGCCGCAGCTCGTCCGCACCTTCGCCCCGGACCTATTCGGGACGCCCGGCGCCCCGCCCGACGATTATCTCTCCGAGCAGGACGTTGTCTCCTACGAAGGCAACGAAGCCATGAACGTCTCGCCGTTCGATTTCTTCCCCGACCCGCACCGCTCGCTCGCGGACTTCCAGCGTGGGGAATTCGTCGCGCACCGGATGCGCCGGTCCCCGACGGAGCTGGAAATCAAAGAGGCAGAAGGGATGTATGCGGGCATCGAGTTTATCCCGTATCGTCCCGGCGGCTACGGCTATCCCGACGTGACGTCCTACGCGGGCGGACGCTCGGCGCTCGGGGAGACGGTCAATCTGTCGCAGGAATGGACGCGCGGCCGGATCGACCAGTGGGACAAGGGGTATGTGAACATCCATGAAATGTGGTGGTTTTGTAAGCCGAATGAGCTGGGACTGCCCACCACGCGGACGAATAACCTGCCGTCACTCTGGGTTTTCACGATGGCAAACGCGGCGCGCATCATCCGCGCAGAAGCCGCGAACCTCCCCGGACGGCGCTTCCCCTTCGCCGGCATCCAAATCAATTACGACGTTCACGCCCCGGCCACGCCATCGATGGTGGAGACGGTGTCGGGCCTGCAGTATCATCTTAGCTGGCTCTTCAACAGCCGCATGGCGGCGGTCCGCAAGACTCTCAATAACGAAGTCATCGTGGACCCGTCGCTGCTCGAAACGGTGGACTGGTCGAATCCGAACCCGTCGGGAATCTGGCGAATCAATAAAGAGCACTACACGACCGGCGCCACGAAAGACGCCGTGTTCCCGCTCCCGGTCCAGGACACGACGCAAGGGCATCTGAACGACGCCGAAACGGTAATGAACCTCATGGAGACGGTCTCGGGCGCGAACCGACTCCTGCAGGGTCTGGGCAACACGGGCCGGCGTCCCGCGACCGAAGTGCAGGCGCAAATGTCGCTCGCGTCCGGGCGCATGAAGCTCATAGGCGTGACCTGTGCCGCACAGGGCATGACCGAATGGGCGGAAATGATGCTCGAAAATACCAAGATGTTTCTCTCGCAGCGGCTGCAGGTTCCGACGCTCGACGTCTACCGGAAGATGCTGCAAGAGCCCATGCTGAATATCGGTCCCGAGCTGCTCCAAGGGGAGTTTCGTATCCCGATGCTAGAGCAGGGAATCCCGACCGATAAGAGCATGTGGGTCAACACGCTGCGGGAAGTCCTGCAAATGTGCATGCAGAATCCGCAGATGGTCACGACCGGCGGCGCACAAATCAACGTGCTGGAAGTGTTTACCGAGCTGCTCCGGATCACGGGCATTCGGAACCTGCAGGATTTCGTCCAGGTCCAGGTCATGCCCGACCAGATGGCGCAGCAGCAGATGCAGCAAGGGAACATCGTCCCGAACGGTGGGCCGGGTGGACCGTCTGCGCCCCCGCCGGCTCAGGGCTCGGATGGCTTCCCCGTCGGCGCCAATCCGAATGGGGCGATGGGTGGGGCAGCTCCGTGACCACGACCAAGAACGTCGGGGAAGTGGCTTTCCTGCTCGGCGTCCCCCGGCGTCGGGTGCAGTGGTGGATTGAGTGCGGCTGGCTGCAGGTCGAACCGCGTCCGAATGGTCGGGGCTACTACTTCCGGGTCTCCCAGGACGAGATTGACGTGGCGCGGCGAGCCGTGAAGCACCAGCGGGATTTCGGGGTGCAGGCGTCGGGCGGGCTCTTCGCCCGGATGCGAGAACGCGATGGCAGGCGTCAGCCGGCGAGCATTGGTCAAGATACAGCGGCGAGTGCCTGACGATCAGGCCCGCCGCATCTTCCAGCATCTGAATGCGGAAGGGTCGCTCCCGATTATCCTGGACGTGCTCCGGGACCATCGGGACACCCTGGTCGCGCGTATCGAGCGCGCATACATCCACCACCTTGCCGTGACCGAAGAGCAAAAGGCGGCGCTCTGGGCACGGCACGGCGCCGCGTCCGAAGTGGACCGGGTGATTGCCACGTTCGAAGCGCTGGGCTCGGCGGTCGGACAGGGGACGGGGACCGCACGTAACAGTTAGGGTGAGGAACCAGTTTCCTGTTTCTATATTTTGCTTGCGTAGTACCCGTGTGCGCGCTACACGCGCACTATGGCGCAGTCTCAGGATTTTGCTCGGGGTCTCGCGGCAATGGCTGGCGTCAAGCGGCCCGAGCGCCCCGGTCCCGACCCGGACGAGCTAGAACCACAGCGAGACGATGACGTCCCGCTAGAACGTCCGGACGATCAAACCGAAACCGAGACCGACCCAGACAGTATCGGCGGACGGTCCACCGTCTCGGAAGAGATAACCCGACTCCGGGAGAATCTCGCGGCGGAAGGTGCGCGCCGCGAGCAGATGCAGCGCGAAGTGGAATTCCTCGCGCGTGCATCGATGACGCAGCAGCAAGCGCAGCAAGCACCCGCCCCGGACCCCGTGCGCGAAGCGATGAACCTGTTTCGCATCGATCCGCACACGTGGAATCAGATGATCGCAGACCCCGAGCGCGGCGCGGAGCTGGCGACCAACGCGCTGCAGTCCGCCGTGCTCATCGGTTCCCAGCTCTCCCAGAATCAGCAGCAAGCGGTGCTGAGCCAGGTCGCTCAGCACATGCAGGCGCGCGACCAGCAAAACATCATCGCCCGCGAAGGCGAAGAGATGAAGCGCATGTTTTGGGAGCGGAATCAGAACCTGCTCCCTTACGAGCGGCTGGTGCGGCAATTCGCGTCCGAAGTCGCTGGCGAAGTGAACCAGGGACGCGGCTACACGTCGGAGCAAGTCCTGCACGAAATCGGCTCGCGGACTCGCGCAGAGCTGCGGGCCAATTACGGAGTCGAGATTGACGACGGGACCGGCGGACGCCGGGCGCGCGTCTCTTCGATGACCGATGCGCGGCAACGGTTGCGCCCTGCCGCTGCGGAGATGGGGACCGGACTGGGCCGGCGCTCGGCGCCGCTGACGCCCGTTCAGAAATCGCTCTACCGGCTAGCGCGGCGGGGCTGAGAGAGAGGGGATAGCCGATGGCAATTCTGGGCATGTATGGCACCGGCAATTTCACGGATGACGAGCGTCCGAAGAATTGGCGCCAGGGAATCAATCTCGTTTTCCCGAACGGCGACACGCCGCTGACCGCCATCCTGAGCATGCTCCCGGACGAGCGGACCGACGATCCGGAGTTTCGCTGGTTCGAAAAGGGCATGCCGCTGCAGCGGGCGAACGTGAACGGTGCCAAGACGACCGACCCGCCCGCCATCGGGGACACGGTCGCGGCCGGCGCGGCGGACGATACCACCACGTATCTCCTGGTGGACGACCCGACCATCTTTTCTCCCGGTCAGGTGCTTATGAACGAGACCACGGAAGAGAATCTCCTGGTCATCTCCGTGAGCACCACGAATAGCTCAATCGCCGTCCGCCGGGACCACGGACACAAGATCGCCACAAACCCGGCGATTACCGGCGGCGCGTCGAGCGGCGCGGGAGACGGCACCGGCTCGGGAGACCCGATTCTGATTGTCGGGAACGGCTCGCCGGAAGGCGCCGACTCCAAGGACGCCGTCACGTATATGCCTTATCGGCATTTCAACTTCACGCAGATTTTCCGCAACAGCATGGAGTTTACCCGGACGGCGCTCCGGACCCGGACCCGCTACGACTCGTCCGGTCCGTACACGGAAGAGCAGCGCCAGTGCTACCAGCTCCATGCGCTCGATATCGAGCGGGCGATTCTTCTGGGTGAGCGCGCGGAAGTGACGTCCATTCCCGGCGGCGCAGGGAACTTGACCGGGACGTCCCAAGGGAAGCCACTCCGCACCACGCGGGGCGTTCTCAACTGGCTTCCGCCGGTCTCGACAGACCCGAACACGCCAGCGCTCAACTGGGACGTCGGGACCGCATTCGGCGGGACGCTCAACGAGCGGGCGGCGGACAACTGGTGCGAAAACGTGTTCCGCTACGGAGCGAGCGAAAAGCTGGTGCTCTGCGGGTCCACGTTCCTGAACGCTTGGAACCGGATGGCGAAGAATAAGTTTATGATTGAAGCCGTCCCGACAGACGAGACCTATGGGCTCAAGCTGACCCGGTACCTGACCCCATTCGGCTCGCTGCTCTTCAAGCAGCATCCCCTGCTCTCGATGGACCCGGTGCTGCGGAAGGACGGCTATGCGCTGGACGTCCAATTCTTGAAGCTCCGCATCCTGGACGATACCGATTTCAAGATGAACGTCCAGAATAACGGGGTCGATTCGAACAAGGACGAATTCATCACGGAGCTGGGGCTAGAGGTTCACTTCTCCGGTGCTGCCCCCTCGACAGCGGGCGGACTCCCCGGAACCGCCGGCCCTGGCGCACACGGACGCCTAAAGGGCGTCGCGGACTACACGCCATGAGTGCAACCGTCACGGACAAGAAGAGCGACATGGAGCGCTTCCTGTCGCGGACCGTGCAGCGGACGTGCGCCGACATTCCCAAGACGACCAAGGAAAAGCTCGGGAACTACGGGGCACAGGGCGGACCGGCAGTCCCCAGCGATGAGACGCGCTGGCGGGGTCAGCCGCCGCCGGGGAAGGTGCGGTGATGGTGAAGCACACGCACACACAGGACGCGGAAGCCGACGCGCCCCCGCCGGAAGAGAAAGTTGGCGGACCGGAGCAGCTCGCCATCTCCCTGTCGCCAGACCAGAATCTGGGCGGGCTCAGATTCGGGGATCGCTTTGCGAAGGGCATGGGCTTCAAGGTGCTGGGCATCCGGGTGAGCCCGGCGGACTACACCGCAACCGGCGTCAAGCTCGCCACTATCCTCCCGCAAATCGGCTGGAAGAATGTCTATGCGCTGGTCGGAGTCTCGTGGGCGACCGCGCCGACAGGCACGCCGCAGACCTGGACTATCAAGCCCTTCCTCATGGTCTGGGACGCAATCAATCAGACGCTCCGGGCCTACAAGGGCAGCGCGGGTGCGCTGACCGAAATCGCGGGCGCCGATATCGCCGCGAATGACTTGGTCCGGGTCATCGTGGTGGGAGGGTGAGATGCGACCGCCGAAACCGCAGCGTCCGAGCACGTCCAAGCCGCCGCTCAATCCGGCCAGCATGAAGTCGGGTTTCAAGGGTGGCGCCAAGTCGAAGCTCATAAGCTCCAAGCCGCCGAAGCTGGCGCCGAAAGGATACTGACCATGCCGAAGATGGACGGCACCGGGGCGGACTCTCTTCCTCCCAAGGTGCAGGGCGCACAGGCGAACCAGGACAAGCGTGCCGAAGGTGGCGGGGACGACTGGACCAAGTCCAAGGGTGGATTCCATATCGAAGCCAGCCGCACGAAGCCGCTGGGCAGCGGCGGCGCGACCAAGTCCGACGCGAAGTAGCGAGTAAGCCCACGAGCCTGCGACGGCTCGCGGACAGGTGAGCCGTGATTCTCGATGATATCCGGACACAGTTACGCGCGCATACCGTGCTCACGAGCACGGACCTGACCGACGCGCAACTGAATGAGTTTATCTGGACGACCATCGAACGGCTGCAGCAGACGGCTGACTGGCACTACCAGGAAAACACGCTGCAGCTTCCCTTTCCGGCGAATAGCTACACGGGCGTCCCGCTCCCGAGCGATTTCGTGGTGGAGTCCGCCGTGTACCAATTCACGCCCCCGTCCACGTCCGGTCCCGGCTACATCGTTCCGATAGGACGTCTGCCGGCCGGGCGCGTGGACTGGGCGGTCCAATCGACGCGGCAGGACCGCAACGAATCCTTCCCCGTGCCGCCCCCCGCTGGGCTCTCGTATTACATTTGGATGGGGCAGCTCTGGATTGTCCCGACGCAGTCCAACGATATTACCGTTCAGCTCGATTACTACTCCGACCCGGCGAATCCGACGCAGACCACGGACCAGACCGGCATGCTCGGCGTCTCGCCGCGTGCGGTGCTCTGGGGCTCGCTGCAGCTCACATACCTGTACCTGCATGAAGTCGAGCTAGCGGCTGCGGTGGGGGAGATTTACAACCAGCTCCTGGACGCCGCATTCAAGCGCGAGCAGGGCCGGCGGATGGGCGCGAAGCAATACACGCGGACCCGGTGATGCAGCGCATATATCCAGTCCAGGTGCGGTCTCAGCTCGAATTGTACGAGCGGGATATCCGCGCCGGTATCGATACGATCCTGGCGAGCGCGCACAAGTATGGGCGGGACATTCGGACGCCAGACGAAATCTGGGACGAGCTGGTGGACCATATCGAGATAGCGCCGCACGGTCGGCTTTTCGTGGTCATCGAAGATGGCGCGCTCGTGGCATGGCTCGCCGCGAAAATCTACGTGGACGGGAAGCGACGAAATGGCTGCATCACATGGGCATGGGCGCGGACGGGCTGCACGGTCTCCGGGAAAGTCGTGGAGCAGGCAGAAGCGTATTTCCGGGAGCGGGACTGCCAGGCGTCCTATCTCGGGCGCTCGTTCCTTCAAGCGTCGTTCACTCGGCTTATGCGCCGATACGGATACGCAATGTCATCGGTGGTTTATGAAAAGCGACTGGACGGAGTGAGCTATGGCGGGACTGTCGGACATTCTGGTCGGGAAAGCGGAATCGACCAAGCAGGGCGGGACGCAGAAGCAATTTCAACGGACGACGGCGCCCCCGCAGCAACAGCAGCTAGCGGACCTGCTCAACCGGGCGATGATCGGGCAAATGGCGAAGCCGCCGGAAACGGCAATCTCGACGCCGATGCAGCAAGCGGTGTCGAGCTACCAGCAGATGATGCCGGGCCTGCAGCAAGCAGCGTCGGGCTCGCTGGCGGCGCGACTGTCGGGACCGGCGCCGGGGTCGGGAGTAACGGGGACGGGCTCGGGGGGAGCGTCGCAGGACTGGACCCCGGCAGCGGGAGCGAATCAGGCGGGACTGCAGACGAGAGAGCAGCTCGGGCTTCCTGACCGCTCGTCTTACTTCACGTTCATGCCGTCCGCGCAGCAAGTGGCGGATATCGGGCTCGCGCCCGTCCGTCCGGGTGGCGGACAGGAAGTCCAAAAGGCGTGGCAGGCTGGGCAGAAAGTGAAAGCGCAGCAAGCTGCCAAGGCAGTGCGGCAAAGCATGCCGAAGGGACCGGAACGCAAGCAGGCAGTGCAACAGGCCAAAATCAAAGCTCGGCAAGGCCCGAGCTACCTGTGAGGTAGGACATGCCCTGGTTCGCAGCATTGGCAGGAGGGGCAGCGGAAGGTGCTGCAGCGGGCGGCGCGGCGGCAGGAGCTGGCGCGGCGGGCGCGGGAGCGGCCGGCGCTGCGGGAGCTGGTGCGGCGGGTGCAGCGGAAGCGGCTGCGGCGGCGGAAGCCGCTGGGGCTGCGGGCGCGGGTGGCGCGACGGCGGCGGGGACGGCGGGTGGACTCGGCGCGAGCATGGCACCGGAAGCTGCAGGAGCGGCCGGGACGGGTGCTGCGTCGAGTCCCGCGCTCGCGGGTGCCAACGCGCTCGCAAGCGGCTCGCCGGAATACGCGAGCGGACTCGGCACGGGTGGGACCGGCGGATTCTCCGGAGCGACGGAGACCGGCGCCGGCTACTCCGGGATGAGTCAGCCCGGCATGGGAACCGCCATCACGCCGCAAGGGACGACCGTCAGCACCGTGAACCCGGCTGCGTCGCCAGGCTCAAGCTGGGGAGACATGGCGGGGCAAGCGTGGTCGAAGCTCAAGAGCGGCGCCAATCAGCTCATGCAGCTCCGAGATCCACACTGGGAGCAGGAAACGCCGACCGCGAAAATCGGGAGCATCATCCAGGGATTAGACCCGCAGAGTCATCCCGCGAAGAGTACGCCGTGGATGCAATTCGGACTGCCGGGTGGCGCGGGCATCCAATTCAACCCGCCGAACCGCCCGCAGCTAGACCCACAAGCACAGCAGCTTGCCATCATGCAAGCCTTCAACATGCAGTGAGGGTGCCATGCCAGGACTCGGACTCGGCGCGGGACTGAACCGACGGCAACAAAACCGCTTCAATGCGGCGGCGCAGCAAGGGCAAGGGCAGCAATGGCTCGGGGCGCATCCGAACATTCAGCAGCGGACCGCCGGCAATCAGGCAGTCCAGAATTTCGCCAACACGGGACAGGTCGGAGCGAACGCTGCGCCACGGTTCCAGCCCGGCGGGGCACAGGCGCCGCAAGGCTCGGGTGCCACGGGCTCGCAGAAAGGTGGGGGTGGCGGCGGCGGGCAAGCAATGGCCGGCGGGGGCGGACAACCGCAGACGCCGCAACAGGGCTTAGGTCAGGCGCAAGCCGGTCTGCAGAATATGGGCACCGGGCAACAGGGTGGCTTTCAGCAGACGCCGCAGCAGGGCGGCTATAATCCACCGTGGGGACAACCCGGCTCGCAGCAGTGGAACAACTACCTGCAGGCTCAGGACCAGCAACAGAAAGCATGGATGGCTGCGAACCCCGGCATGGGCAATCCGTTCATGGCGACCACGACCATGCGGAACATGCCGCAAGCGGGACAGGCGGGACAGATGGGCGCGGGACTCGGGCAGATGGGCGCCATGCAAAATATGATGGGCGCGCAGATGGCGAACCAGGGTGCGGGCGGCGCGAATCCCGGCGCGCAGCAGCAGATGAACCCGCAGACGATGCAGGCGTTACTGCAGGCTCTGATGGGCGCGCAGAGGTAGGGTCATGGCAAAGGTCGCTGGTTCGCAGCCGCTGCAGCAGTGGCAAAAGCAAGGACTCCAGAAAGCCACGGCTGCGGGGAATCAGCAGCAATTCCTTACGAATCATCCCGGTGTCCAGAATCGGCTGAACTTCCTGCAGCAAGGGAACCCGCAGCAGCAGCAGCACGCGCAGACGCTGCTCTCACGTGGGGCGCCGGCTGCACCCGCCGCACCGCAAGGCTCGGGCGCGACAGGCGCGAACAAGCCCAGTGGTGGCGGGGGCGGACAGCCACCAGCGGCGGCGCCTGCAGCCCCGGCAGCACCGGCAGCGCCGGCAGCGCCCGCAGCGGACCCCACATTCTCGGGCGCGCTGACGTCGCAATTCGGGCAGGGCCAGCCGTTCAATCTCCAAAGCTGGTATGGCGATAACCCGCTCGAAACCGGCAAGGCTGCGGCGACCCAAAATCTCAACACGAATCTCGCGGATATCCGGAACCGCTTTGGTAGCATGGGGACAGCGAATTCCGCTCAGGAAGCGCTGGCGGAAGGGACGGCGACGGCGCAGATGAATACCCAGCTCGGACAGTACCTGTCCTCGCTCGGGCAGCAGTCCCGCGCCCAGGACGTTAACACCGCACTCAACGCCTTTCTCGGTGCCGGGCAGCAGCAGCTCCAGGGCCAGCAAAACCAGATTCAGGCGACGCAGGGACAGGGCCAGCTCGGGCAGCTCCTGACCCAAGTGGGCGCGATGGAGCAGAATATCCCGAATGCGAACCTGATAGCGTCCATTCTCGGGCTCTACACACAGCAGCAGGGTCAGGGGAACATTCAACAGGTGCAGCAGACCAAGGGTGGATTCCTGGGGATGTAGATGCCGAACGAGCTGCATTTCAACTGGCCCGGCATCACGCCCGCGCATCTCGGCGGGGAAGGGGAAGGGCTCGCCGGGGCGAAGCTCCTGGCGAACCTGCTTGCTCAGCCCGAAGAGATTTACCAGCAACGGGTCGGGACGGCACAGATGCGCGAAGTCGCGCGCTCGATGGGCGTCCCGGAAGAGCAGCTCAATACCGTGATGCCGGGAGACGACGTCCCGACGCCACTCGGCGGGACCGGCATCATGGGCAAGATCATGTCTGGGGTGGGCAAGACGGGGGCGACCCTGTCCGCCATTCTCGGATCGCCGGTCAAGCCGCCGCGATTCGGCCCGACCGAAATCAAAGACTTGGAAGAGGGGTCGGCGCGGGAAGCGCTCATTAACACCCTGAACAAAGATGACCCCGACTATGCGAAGAAAGCCGCCAAGATACGGCTCGGGAAGTATGACGACGTATTCCCCGGTGCGCCCAAAAACATCATGCAGCTAGCGAGCGCGGAAGCGGACCGCCAGCAACTGACGGGCGCGGAGCGGTACAACTTCATTCGGGATGAAGTGGTCCGCATGACCGGGCAGCAGACGCAGGCCCGAACCGACGTCACGACCCAAGCAGACATTGATAAGAAGAATGCCGAGATTGACAAGCAGAATGAGGGTATCGACCAGTGGAATAAGGACCATCCGGAAGCGCAGCGCCCGCGCATTCCGCATCTGTCGCTCGGCGGCGGGGGTGGAGCAGGCAGCGGGACCGGCGGCACGACCGAGCCGGGCGGCGGCATGGGTGGCACGAGTGGCAATCTGCCGACCCGGACGAATAACCCCGGCGATATCACAGACGGTCCGTTTGCGCGCAGTCAGCCGGGCTATGCGGGCTCGACGCGGACGCCCGACGGGCGCGTGTTCGCAGTGTTCGATACGCCCGACCACGGGCACGTGGCGATGCGGAATCTGCTCTCCGGTCCGGGATACAGCGGGCTGACGGTGGATGCCGGGCTGCGGAAGTGGTCGGGTGGGAGCTACGGTGCCAATCTCATCCAGGGTCTGGGGATCGACCCGAACCAGACTATCGGGTCGCTGACTCCGGACCAGCGCGAGCAGGTCCGTCAACGGATGTACTCGCGGGAAGGGTACAAGGGACCGGCGCTCGGAGCGCATCCCACCGCACCCGGACAGCCCGGACAGCCGCCGACGCAGGTCGCGGCGAACGTGCAGCCGGATACCACGAGCGACGTCGGCGCCCCTGGCGCTATCGGCATTCCCCAGGATGCGGTGACGGACCAGCAAGGGAACGTCTACAGCCGCAATGACCTGACCAAGCCGCTCGGGAAGGCTGTCCCGAATCAGCCCGGCAAAATGATCGTGACCAAGGACGTCATGTCTCCGACGGGTCGGACGACCGAGACCGTGGACCCGCGAGGCAAGTGGCTGCAAAACGACCAGCGCAACATGGCAGTGGACCAGCTCCGTCAACGGCAGGCTCAGGGCGAAGCCGGCGTGAATGCCGATGACCCGCAGCAGATTTATGACCAGATGGCGGCAAACTCGCACGGCATGCGTGGCTTCACGGAAGCGGATGCTGCCTTTGCCGCCGTGGGGCTCAAGCCGGGGCAGACCCCGAACGCTGAGCAAGCCCGCCAGATTCTGCAGATTCTGAAAAACAAGGGTGGCGAGACCGGCCCACAGGCAGCGCTCGCGCGAATCAACTTGCAGCGGGCGGACAACGCGCTGCTCCTGGCGCCTGTCGAAAAGACAGACCCGCACACGGGACAGGTGCTGCGCGACGCCAACGGGAACGTGCAATATGCCATGTGGACCGACCCATCGGATGGGAAGCGGAAACCCATTCGGCCGGTCGATACACTCCTGCAGGATTGGCAGATTGCTGCCTTGCCCTTCGCGGCGCAAATCAACATGCGGCAGATGCGGAATGACCCGGACTTCCACCTTGCCGCCAATCGGCTGAATCAGGCGCAATCGAACCTGACCCGCTTTGCGACGTTGAAGGGCGACGCCAAGCGCATCGCGGATACCGAGCGCCAGCGCATGGTGACGCTGGTTCCGCAGCCGGGAGACACCGTCCAGGAAGCTATTGACAAGATTACGGACTCGAATCGCTCCCTCGATAACATGGAAGCGCAGGCCCGGCACGAGCTAGCGCTATCGGACGTCGTTCCGCAGGGTCCGCAGGGGGGTGCCCCGGCGCCCGCCGCATCCGCCCCGGCGCCGGCCGCGAAGCCGCGCCAGCTCAAGAACGCGCCCAAGGGATTCACTATCGAGCCGATGGGGCAGCAGTAACATGGCGGACACCACGAGCAGCGACATGCAGATTCCCGTCCACGATGCCGACGGGACGCCGTCCATCATGCGGGTTCCGAAGGGGACGCCGAAGGCGCAAATCCATGCTGTCATGCGAGAGAACAGCCTGCAGCACTATGACCCGAGCGCCGGCCAGACGGACCAGGGGGGACAGACGGACCAGGGACAGGCGGAAGAGAAACCGGGCTGGCTAGGGTCCATCTGGGAAGGCGCAAAGGACGAAGTGATAGACCCGTTCTTGCGGGGCGGACAGGGGCTCATGGAGCTGACCACGCCGCAGGGCACAGCCGCCGCCCTAGAGCGCGCGAAAGAGCATCCGGTGCGCGAGCTGCTCCACCAAGCGGGGAACGTCGGGGGAGTCGTGACGCCCATTGTGGCGCCGGAAGCGGCCATAGCCTCGACGGCTGCACACACGGGCGCCCGCTGGCTGGGATTCGGGCGCGGCGGGGCGCAGACGGCTGGGACCATCGGCGGGCTAGTCGCGCCGGGGGCTCGGGTCATCTATGAGGGGACGAATGTCCCCGGACAGCTTGAGCGGCTCGGACACGAAGCGACCGGGGAGTATCAGGCCGCGAAGGCAGCGACACAGGCGGACCTGCGAAACGTCATCACGGAAGCCGACAACCGGGGCCTTGAGCTGACGCCGCAGCAGCGGACGGACCTGGCGAGCCAGATTGACCGTCGCTATGTGCCCCGTGGGCAAGTCCCCCGTATCGACCAAATCGAGACGGAGCTACTCGACCCGAACCGGACAATCCGCATGTCCGACCTGGACCGCTACCATACGGACGTGCGGACGCGGCTGTCTCAGAATCCGACCTATCCGCAGAGTGAAATGTCGCGGGTGGCGGACTCGATTCGGGACAGCCAAGCGGACCTGTTGAGCCCGCACACGGACCTGGCGCAGCCGTGGCGGGAAGGGCTGGACAGGTGGGGGCATGACATAACCCCCTCGCAGCGGATCGTCGGGCGGGTCGCGCGGAATCGGTCCAGTATCGAGTCGCGGGCCATGTCGGACGAATTCACAGCGCAGCAGCGCGCCGAAGGCGGACCGCTTGGCGTCCCCGCCGTCAATGAGCGACTGAACCAGGCCCGCTCCCTGATTGAAGCGCAGCGGTCTGCCCGGCGTCTGCAGTCCGTGCTTCCTGTCGCTGGTGCGGTGCTCGGGGGTGGCGGGTCGCTCATCGGGGGGGAGCGCGATCCGGGCACACTCGCTGCCGAGACGATTGCGGGTCTGCTTGCGGGCGAAGGGTTGCGACACGGGCGGGTGGGACTCGCCACGCCCGCCGGCCGGGCTGCGGCGCTCCACTATCTCGCGGTAGCGCCGACAGCAGCGGACCGGATGACCCGGCGCTAGCGGCGCCGTGGCCGGCTAATGACAAACGCCAGGACGACTAGGACCGCCATGCCTGCGAGAAAGCCCATGTCAGTGTGTCCAACGGGATAACAGACCCGTGGCGACGATGAGTGTCCAGGTGATGCCGAATCCCCACATGGCATAGCGCTCTAGGGTCTCTAGGCGTTTCTCGATGCCGTCTAGGCGCCCCTCGATATGCCCGAGCGCTCGGCTGAACGGGTCTAGCTCCATCGCTGGCTCAGCCATGCTTTTTCTCGATGGGCCAGACCCGGCTCGCGGACCGTGACCCTTTCGCCCGGACGAGCCCGAGCCCAGCCAGATTCTTGAGTGTGCGCTTTACCACGGGGGCGTCAAGCTGCAGGAGCGCCGGCAGGTAGGCCACCCGGAGACCAGGATGCGCGCGGACCATCTTGGCGACCGCCGTGGCGATTTCGGGGGCGCTCGTGAGCCGGGGCGGCGCGGGTGCTCCCTTGGGGCCAAAGACGCCATAGGTGCCGTGGCGCTCCACGAGCCCGTCCGCGACCAGCGCACGCATGACGCGCCCCAGATGCTTGACGATATGGTCGCGGCCCGTCCCGCCTTTGAGTGACACGCCATTCATCGCCAGGGCCATGTCATCGAGTGTGAAGCGCTGGTGCTGGCTCTTCAAGAACGCTTGCGCTGCAGTGGCGAGCTTCGCGGTATCGCTCCCTGGCATCGCGCCGATGCCGACCGCCCGGCCGCTCTTGGGATTGATATGGCGCTTCAACGTCGGCGCCGGGTCGCTCGGCTTGACGGGCGCCGGGAGCATCTTCTGTCCGTTGAGGTTCCCGACCATTGCCTCATAGGCATCCGCGCAGACGTCCACGCGAAGGATGCGGGACATGCCAGCGGTTTTGATCCAGACGCTAGTGATGGCGGCATGCTCGCCATCGTGACGGTCGCAGAAGAGCACCACCTTTTTCATTGCGCTGCTCGACGCGAACCGTTCCGCTTCCTGGGTGCAGTCTCGCGCTTCTCATAGCCCTTGACGGTCTCAAGCAGTAGCTGCAGCCCGTCTCTTCTCAGCCGATGCTTTGGCGGACGGTGCTTGCCCTGCAGGTCTAAGAGGTAGCCGTCGGGGTAGTCGTAGCCACGCGCTGCGACTTCTCCGTTGAACGCTGAGACGTTGTCCCGCCGCTTTGACCCGCAGTGTTGACACTCCAAGGTCACTAGGAGCTGGCGTCCATGCCACTCCATCTTTGGCGGGAATTCCCAGGCGTGATTAGCAATGCCGCGACAGAACGCAAACTTGCTATCAGTGAACCATGCCATAGGGTACCCTCCCGTATGTTTGGGGGCTGGCGCCCCCGGAAAATCAGGCTTTACTGCCGCTCGGGGGGTAGCGTCAACTATCCTCCGCTGCTCGCGCACTAATGCTGACGTCCTCGATGACCTGGACACCGGGCCAGTTGAGGGTCGGTCCCATCGCGCGGGCGAAGGTGTTTAGGACGGTCATGTCGGGTTTCAGACACTTGAGGGGGCAGCGTCCCTCATGCACGCTACGGACCAGGACCGCGAAATCGGACACTTCTGCACGGTAAATCTTCCGGACGGCGATGCCCGTGGTAGTGGGCACCGTGTCATCCTCCCCTGATTCTTGGGGGGGCAAGGGTGCTGCCGCCGTGGCAATCGCTAGCTCGTGGTCCCCGGCGGCTTCTAAGCTGGCGACTTCCGCCGCTCGCTGGGCGCGGGCCTTTTCCAGCCACGCCGCTAAGCGCTTCTCCTGGTCCTCCCGGCGCTTCGCAGCCTGATTGCGGAAGTATTCCGCCATCATGCTTTTGATCGTCTTTTCGGCGTCTAGCAGGGGTTCCTCTAGCTGCCGGCGCTGCTTGAGCGCTGCCCGGTGGGCGTCCAGCGCAGCCTTGACCACAGGACTGCAGGACGTCTCAATCTCTTTGAGCAGGGCCTTAATCCCAGTCAGGAGCTGCGCCGCGTAGGAGTAGCCTTCCGGACTGTCAATCACCAGACTGCGCGCCCGCTCGGGCCATTCTTGCGTCTTGGATGCTAGCTCAGGAATCGGGATCATGCGGCGACCCTTTCGTGGCGTTGCTGCCAGCGGTGGATGGTGACGGCTGCGAGGAAGGCGGCTTCATCCCCGGAGTCCGTGTACTCGTGAACGCGGAAGCTGCCGTTAGGCCGAAGGTGGACACTCAGCCGGTGGGCAACGGGCAAGTTATTGGCGCGGAGTAGGTAGCGGTACGCGGCAAGCTGGACGCCAATCGACGGCTCGGGCTCTCCCGTTTTCAAGTCGAGCACGGCGCCGTGGAGCTGCTCGCCTAGATAGCCGACGCGGTCCGGAGTGCCGGCGACTCCGAGCGTCGGGTCACAGATGGGTTGCTCACTCCAGACGGACGACCCGACGAAGATATGCGCGCTGCAGAAACTGGCGTAGGCTTCGACGTAGCCGGCGAGCGCGGGCGCGTCCGCCACTCCCGAATCCTCCCCGTTGTCTACCTTGAGCGTCGCGGCATGGATGAGCGAGCCGCGCCACCCGGCGAGCGTCAGCGTGGCCGGGTCGCAGGGAACGGGACGGCGGATGTTCGCAGCCAGGAGAATCGCTGTCACGTGGGAGAGCAGACGCCCCTGCCAGCGGTACTCATGGCGTTCCGGGTCGAAGGTCGGACGATAGGGGATCGTGTGCGCGTCAGCCATCGGCGCCGGGCTGGCGGGACTCTTCAATCCACTTGAGCACGTGGTTGACGTGCTCGAAAGGCAAATCCTCGATGGACGCGGACCCGAACGAGCGCCCGACGAAGTCCACCAGGGCTTGCTGGCTGATACCTGCAGCCTGAGCCTTCCGGAGCAGGATGGTCCGCTGCGCGTCCGTCATGGTCCGCATGAGCGGTCCCGGCTTCCGACTCTCGGGTTTCGGCGCCGGGTCGGGTCGCGGCGGGTCGGGGTTCCCGCCCGTGTCCAAATCTTCCACGTCCTGGGTGAAGAGCCCCGAGCTGCGCGTGACGGACAGGACCGCGTCCACGAGCGCCCGTTTCTTCGCCATCTTGAGCAGCGTGTTGACCAGCGTGCAGACGTCCTCATTCGGCACGCGCCCGACCGTCTGATTGAGAATCTCGGGCTCGGCATCGTGGAACTTGGCGCCGCACCCGCCGCGCTTCCGGAAGCAGAGCCACCCGCCGCCATATTCCTCTTTGCCCCGGATGATCGTCTCCCGGTTGCAGATGGGGCAGCGGCGGTCCGCCATCCGCCAGCGGTACCGGGACTCATACGAATTGCACGAGCCGAACCCGCACCCGATGATGCGGCCGGTCCGCTTGGAGACTAGGTCGCACCGGACTTCATAGTGGAAATGGGGCGTCTCCCAGTCCTCGATGCGCGTTACCACAGTGGGGGACTGAACGAGCCCGTATATCTCACAGAGCTTCTCTGCACCGGGCTTGTAGAGCGCCGGCTTTTCCGTGCCGGGAATCGTTCCGTAATCCTCCCCCTCAACCATGACTTCACGGACGAATGCCTGCAGCTCCTGCAGCCGGGCTTTCGCGCTCGCAATGTCGCTGACCATCGTGGGGACCAGCTCGGCATCGCTGCCCACAGGTACTAGCGCCCCGGCGTGCTCTTCCATTGGTCGTACCCCCTAAAGTCGAATGGGACGGGAGGGTCGGTATCCGGTTCCGGGCCGGGCCGGGTCTCCCGCGTGTGGCACGTGAAGCACTCGACTACGTCCAGCCCTGGACGGCGACTCTGGATATACCAGTCATGGGCGCACGGAACCGTCGGACGGGTCCGCAGCTCACTGTCCATAGCGACGGCTACCCTCCGACCGAAAACGAGTCAAGATTTTTCTCGCGTGTGACGTTCGACCGTCGGAATAGAACTTCTGACCCCCGCAGGTCCGCGACTTCCTTGTTAACTTGCAGCACGACGGCAGACCCCCTTGACGTCTACGAGATGACGAGCGCATAAAAGCAATTCGGCCCTGGTGCGTCGGCTGGATGACGTGTCCAGGGGGGGAGAACCGGGACCGAGATGCTTGTCCGTGTGGATCGTCTGCTCGACGCTCAGGAAGTCGGGACGATCCTGCATCTGACCCGAGAGGAAGTCCTGGCCCTGTCCTGCCGTCCCGTCGGAGACCCGCTCCGACTTCCGAGCGTCGGTCCCAGTCGGAAACGGAAACGCTGGGAGCTGCCGGAAGTCATGGGCTGGGTGGAGCGGCGACGCAACGCCAACGGTTTGAGCGTCTATCCGGATGCGACGGGAACCGACCCGCCGACTCATCCGGTGCGCCGGGGACCGCTCCCGCCGACACGGGGGCGCCCGGTGCGCTCCCGAAAGGCGCACTAGCTCATGGCATTTGGACAGGTCAGGAAACGGACTATCGGCGGGATCGTCCGCTACACGGTTGAATGGCGCGATGGATTCGGCCGGCGCCGACAACGGAAATTCGCCCGCGACGATGACGCCCAGCGCTTCGCGGACCCGCCGCAGGTCAAGGCACAAGCAGGGCTGGACCCGCAGGTACCCGTCAGCGCAGCCCGCACGTTTGGCGAGTGGGCGAATCACTGGCTGACGGAATTCGTCACGGTCACGCGAGCGCCGAAAACGGCGCGCTCCTACCGGGACACCATGCGGCGCTTCATCCTGCACAGGTCGCCCGAGAACCCGCACGCCATCGGTAGCCTGCCGGTGGCGGGCGTCACGGTCGCGCACATGCTGCGGCTACTGACGTGGTGGAAGGGACAGGGCTACGCCCCGGACTCGCTCCGCATCATGTGGGCTGCGACGTCGGCATGCCTGACCGATGGCGTGGACCACCAGCTACTGAGCTTCAATCCGCTGGCGTCGAAGCCGAAGAGTATCAAGCGACTGCTCTCCGGGATGGAGAACGAGACCCGGAAGTCGTTTACCCAGGACCAGGCCAATGCCTTCCTCTTCGCTGCCCGGACGTCTCCCCTCTATGCCCAGTTTCTGACTGGGCTGGACGCCGGGCTGCGGATCGGGGAATGGCGGGCGCTCTACCTGACGGACGTCTCCCAGGCAGAATCGAGTCTGGTAGTAGCGCGACAGCTTGCCGAGACTGGGACGCAGGTCGGACCGACGAAGGGCAAGCGGCGGCGGGAGGTAGCGCTATCGAACCGGCTGCGGACGCTGCTCGGGAAGGTCATTGCGGACCGCCCGGCGCTGCTCCTACGGTCGCGCTGGCGCCCGGCGCCCCCGTGGGTATTCCTGACCCGGAACGGGACGCCCTACACGCAACGGAATGTGCAGCGCGAGTTTCAAAAGGTGCTTGCTCGCGCGGGGCTGGCCGGGCTCGGGTTCTCTGCCCACTCGCTGCGGCACACGTTCGCCTGTCTCCACTTGGCGAATGCCAGGGACGTCAACATCGTGCAGTGGGTGCAGCAGCAGCTAGGGCATTCCTCGATTCTCACGACCATGAAGTATAGCAAGATGATTCGCATATACGATCCGGCTGCGGCGGACCGGCTGGAATTGCTCGTCCACGGCGACGTCAATGCGACGATGGTTGCGACGAAGCCGGAATGAAGCGGCTGAATCCTTAGCGTATCTCGACGCTTACCGAAGTCTGACCTTCCTGCTACGAATCAGAAGGTCGCCCGTTCGAATCGGGCTGGGCGCACTCGGGATTCCCAATACTTACCGGGACTTGTGGCCCGGAAGCTATAGCGGATTCCCTGAGATAACGCCCGATAAAAGGGCATTCGTCGCAATACGGGGGGGTTCCGTTGCGACGCTCCGTGCGACGCTCCGCAAACCCGCGCCAGATGCGGGTTTCCCGATGCGACGCTTTGAGCATCTTACTGACGGTCAGATGCTCAACCGAAATCCCCTGTGTTTTCCTGAGCGTTACGGCTGCGTCCCGTGCGACGCTAGCTCACAGTCAGATGCTCAACCGTGGCGGGAGGGGTGGCGATGGCGACCCGAAAAGCCAGCGCAAACGTGGCTCGAATCCCGGAGATATTCGAGCCCGATATTATTCTACCCGAGCAGTACACCGTCCCGCGTGGGATGCCGGCGCAAGGCGAGCGGGCGCTGCTCCTGGCGGTCCTGGAAATTGCGGTCCGCGACCTGGAGCTATTCTCGGGGAAGAAAGCGCGCCTGCTCATCCCGCCGAAGGACTGGGACGGGCTGCGCTATCGGTACTGGAAAGCCGTCCGCGAGCGCGATGCGCTCCTAGCGTGGTTCCGCTCCGAATCGACCGCGCACGCTTTCACGTTCGTTTCCATCTGTGAGGCATTCGGGCTGCACCCGGACGCCATCCGCCGACAGCTCGAAAAGCGGGGCTGGGTACCGGCGCGGTCCCCGACCCATCTGCATGCCACGGCGCAGCATCCCCGCCAACTGCACGGGGGCTATCAGGGTGCCGGATGAGCTGGGTGCTGATTGACGATGCGATTTTCGACCACCCGAAAATCCTGGCGGTCGGACCCCATGCCGCGCTGCTCCACCTTGCCGCCATCGTCTGGTCCGCCCGGAACCTGACGGACGGTTTCGTGCCAGACGCGAAGGTCGGAACGCTTGTCAACTGGGATGACGCAGCGGAGTATGAACCGCTCGAATCGGACAAGCCGGGCGGACTCGTTTCGGCGTCCCGCGTGCAGCCCTACGACCTTGCCAATGCGCTCGTGGCGGTCCGTCTATGGCAAGAGACGGACGACGGCTATCGAATCCACGATTACCTGGAATATCAACGCAGTAGGGAGCAAATCCTGGCGAGTCGCGCTCGGGACCGGGTCCGCAAAGGCTGCGGTCCGAATGGAATCCGCGCGGAATCCAGCCGGATTCCGGCTGCTCCCAACCCCAACCCTACTAGAGACGTTCCGTCTCCGGATGTTCTTCCGGGTATCTCCGGAAGGTCTGAAGCTAGATCGACTGTCGGGAAGGGGAAGCACGGCGCTCCGCGCCGCGCCCCCGCGACACTCTGGCCCGATGACTTCAAGCTCACGGAGGAACGCCGCGACGTCGCGCGTGCTTTCGGGATCGACCCGGCAACGGAGTGGGCGAAATTCAAGGACTCGGCACTGGCCCACGGGCGCCGCTATGCGAATTGGGACGCGGCGTGGCGCTCGTGGTGCCGCAACGCGGAGAGCTTCGCAGGGAGGGGCGGGAATGCAGCTCGCTGACTGGCAGGAGCGGGACTGGCTACGGGCGCAGCGCTGGGCGGACGCCTGCACACGGGGGGACTGCAAGTATGCCGTGAACCCCGAGACCTACGCCGGGGAGGGATGCCCCGGCTACCACGCGACGCTTTACTACCAGGACACGAGACCGACGCTGCGTTACTGCCTGTGCGTCAGACGGCAGGCGTGGCACAAATTTCAACGGGAGCACCGCAAACCCGTTCAACGGGTCTCCCGCCGGCTCGCGTCAGACGAGACGTGATTTTTTCGTTGAGTCGTTTTCCCTTTCGAGGCAGACCGACGCATGCCGGCGACGTGGTATCTCGGGATTGACCCAGGACTGCGGGGCGCGCTCGCGCTGCTCCCGCCCGACGGCGAATGCGTGGCCTGCACGGACACGCCGATTGTCCACGTGAAGAAAGGCACCACGACCCGCGCGCAGTACGCCCCCGGCGACATGCGCGGCGCGCTCGTGGCGCTGCTCGCCAAAGCGACCGTGGCGAACGGGCCGGAAGCAACCGAGCCGGCGCACGTCGTTGCGGTCATCGAGCTGGTCCATGCGCTGCCGGGGGAGGGAGTCCGCAGTGTCGGAACACTCATGCGCGGGTCGGGGCTCTGGGAAGGCATGTGCGCCGGGCTCGGGATTGCCGTGCGGCTGGTCACGCCGCTGGCGTGGAAGAAGCACGCTGGCTTGCTACGGACCAAGAAAGGCGCGAGCCGGGTAGTGGCGTCCACGATGTTTCCGACTCTCGATTTAGGGCCGAAGTCCCAGACGGGCCGGGCGGATGCGGTCCTGATTGCGGCGTATGGACGCGCAAACCACTTCTGACGGCTGGGAATCCATCGCCCAGTCGTTTGTGTCGGCGCTCGACGGGCAGCGCGCCGGCTACTGGGCGGCGGCGGACGTCGTGCGCGAAGTCCTGGACGGCACGGACGCGGACACTCGGCAGGCCCGCATCCGGGAGCTGGCGAAGGTGGCGCACGCATCGAGCAGCTACATTGCGCGACTCGCGGACCTGTCGGCGGCATTCCCGCAGCCCTACCGCTACCCCGACGTCCACCAAGCGTTTTACATGGCGGTTCTCAATGCGTCGAAGCGGACGAAGGAAAAGCCGACGTTCCTGCTCGACAAGGCGCTGCGGCTCGGCTGGCATGTCCAGAAGCTAAATAACATCGGGCAGCACTACTCCCGGCATCGCATCCACATGCAGGGCCAGTGTCTGGCGTGCGGGGGATTCCTGACGTTCACGCGGCGGGGCGAAAAGGGCGGGCTCTGCATTCCCTGTCCCGGCTGTCTCGCGGATGCGCGCGAAGCTCGGCGCTCGCTGCTCGATGCGTTCGTTATCGTGGGGCAGCTCACCTAGATGGCGTTCCAGTGGCATCCGGTTCCGTCGTTTGGCGGCGGACTGAATCTCGGCGCGGACCCGCTGAGTATCCAGGACGACCAATGGACGTGGTGCCACGGGTTCTATCCCGAGCAGGACCAAGCGCAGAGTGCCGGGAAGTTTCTCCGCGTA